ATGCTGTTTCCCCGGAACGCCTGGGTAAGTGGTTGAGGGCGGCTAAGGATTCGCGGGTTGGTGTGCTCAAATTGACGGTGGATCGCACCGATAAGAAGCGGCCCCGGTGGGTTATGATCAAGGGGGGATCGCTCTAAATCCTGGGGGGATCAGGGGGGATAGGGGGGATAAATGCACTCTCTCCTGCGTGAAAAAAAGGAGTAAAGTGTACAGAATATACGGTTTACCCCCCAAACCGCCCAGGCGCCCTGGGTGAAACATCCCCCCAATCCCCCCTATCCCCCCAGACTACCACCCCCTCACCCCCACCACCCCGCACGGGGGTGGTGGTTCGGAGGGGTATTGCGCCCGCCCAGCGTCTGGCGTTAGGGTTGGGGCGTTACGGCACCAGGAGCCGCATGACAAAGCGCACCGCCGCGGCTATGGCTCGCAAAACCCGCGAACGCGATGAGCGTTCCCAACGTGCCAGCGAGCGGCGTCAGCGCGAGCGTGACGCGGAGCGGGTGCGTCTGGCCGAGCAAGAAGCCAGGCACGAAGCCATCGCCCCAGCAGCCCAGCGCAAGCCTGTCCTGGACACGGCGGGCAACGTGGTGCGCCGAGCGATGATCGAGCCGGACGGTCTCGCGTTCAAACGAAGCTCGCCGCTGTGCCACCTCGCCGCTCGGCAATCAGCCATCACCCGCGCCCACCTCGAAGCCGCCGTCCAACTGATGCGTGCCTGGGAAGACGGTGGCCGCGGCGTGGGGATGGGATCTTCGAACTATGCCGAGCGAACCAGCGGCACCCCCCAATCCGGCTACATCGCCGATTCCGTCCTGGCCTCCCTCGGCCAGCAGAACCGAGCCAAGGCCGAATTCCTCGCCGCGCATGCAAGGCTCGGCGCGCTCTGGCCGGTCATCCAAGGGATCGTGCTGGATGGGATGGACCTGACGACGTGGGCCGCACAAGCCCCACAGGGCTTCAACCGCCTCAACGCCCTCGGCTACCTTATCGCGGCCCTCGATGTGCTTGTGGCGTTCTACGCCGAGCAGCGACCCGCCAAGCAACGCGGCATCCAGGCCGTCGCCGTGGTGCGGACTCGGACGGAAGTTGCCCAATCCTCCGCAGTCACCCCTTGACAGCCGCGATTCGGCATGCGCAGGATTTGAGCACGATGCGATTTGTGTCTCCGGGTGAGACGGCCCCGCGCGCACGCGTCCCGTTCTTTAAGGGAACTATCCGGTTCACATACCATGGACACGAACGCAGTAGAAAATCCTTCGCGTGACAGGCCGGCGGAGGTTGATAACGGGCTTACCCCAGGGCGCTCGCTTCGCGACTGGATCGCGGCGATTGATGCAGACATCAAAGCGGCCTGGGACCCTACAGACCCTCTAGAGTGCGTCGGCCGGAATGAGTCTGGAACAGCATTGGCCCTTTCCCGTGGCCGAGGCTGTTCCATTCCAGATAAGCGTACAATACCCGCGCGGAGAGCAAAAACCGCTCTTTAGCGGTGCTTGCGTGGTTCTCGGGACGAATGGCTGATTGATTAGGGATTTGGAGAGCGTTGCATCCCGCCTTGATCGCTGGGGTCGAAAAACCGATTTGCTCCCAGGAGTGCGCGAAGGCGTTGCGGATATATCGGAGCAAGTCCAGCTCGTCGCGAGCGCCTCTCGGGTAAATCCCGAGAGCATATCCGGCCTTTATTCTGGCTGAGAATGTGCCGAGAGGACCATTGCTGGCGTCGTCGAACATGCGCCGAGCCTCCTCGTCGGATACGTGCCCGAAGTGGCTGAGGATCGCCAACTCCAAAGCCTGATCGAGCGCGGTGGAGACCATCAGCGCAAAAGCTGCGTCAGGGATCGGGCCGATTTTATCTTTCTGGATCCGGTAAGCGGTCAAAGCGCCTATTGGTTTCGCGCCCGGCTCCAACAGGAGGCTGTCGGAGGCATCCATTAGGAATGTCCATAGCTGGTGAGTGTTGGCACGCGTGCGTGACAGGCGGTTGAGGTCAGCCAGGACCTCCTTTCGAGATGGTTTGTCTGCCTTTGATGCCATGCTATCCTTCCCCCATGAGCGAACAGACCGAATCCGAGCAACAGCGGGACCGGCTCTTGCTGCGCCTGCTGAAAACCCCTCCCCAGCCACGCCCCAAGCGGGAGCGCGATCAGAAAGCGTCACCTAATCGTGATGGGGAGTCGAGTCGGCCAAGGGAAAGGCCCCGGAAACTTTCGGCAGGATAGCTACTGCTTCTTCGTGTAGCCGCGCGCCTCCATACACTCCTCGCGCATCCTAGCGGAGGCGAGGGTACCGAAGCCGAGGCCAGACTGCGCGGCGTCGCGCTCGCACTCGTAGTTGTCTTTTCGGAATTCGGCGTCGGTATAGCCTGGTTTTGTCCAGTAGGTTGTGCATGAGCAAAGAGAAGAAGCGCAGGTCATCGCTATGAGCAGCGCGCGCAGGACACGCAGCTCCGTCATCGGGGCTCCGCTCCCCCAACTGCCGCCAGGATGTGTATGGCGGATTTTGGGTAGAGGGCCTGATGGCCGCAGACAGGACATTTCGCCGGAAATGGATCGGGCAGTCGGGCGACTGAACGCGGCGGCTTTGGGCGGCCAGAGTCCAGAGAAAACAACGCGCCGCATCCTTCGCAGAGAAGTGTCGGTCTTCTGAATCCGATGGCGCCCCCGCTCATGCCGAGGCACCCTTCTTCTTCCATCGCAAGAAAGCCCGCGCCATCTGCTTAGCCGTCCGTGGCTTCGTCAGGCTGTTGATAGAGCAGTCGCTTGCCTTTGGTTCCAGCCAGCAACGCCGCGCAACGCTCGAAATCGTTCATGCCGCGAGTGTTGGCGCGGAAATCGAACTCGGCCAGATACCGATGCAGATGTGCCTCGGAAATGCTGTGGAACGTGCCGTAAACGCCGCGCTTTAGGAGGGCGAAATTGGACTCGACGCTGTTGGTATAGGCGTCGCCACGAACGTACTCGCCGGCCGAGTGATTGACCGACTCGTGCTTGGCGAACTCGTCCCCGATTGAGGGATAGACCGCGCTCTCATCGGTCATCATGCGGGACTTGCGGCTGACGTGCTTCACGATGATCGGGCGCAGCATCTTTGCGGTCACGTTGGCGACGTGAAAGCTGCGGGTTTCGCCATTGCGCTCGACCAGGGAGACAACGGCCATCTTGCCGATTGGACCGCGGCCTGCGTGCTTGCGCTTCTTGGCGTGCTTGTTCTTCTCCTTGCCGCCGATATAGGTCTCGTCGATCTCGACGGTGCTGCCTTCGCCGCCCATCGGACCGCCGCCTGCCTTATCGTCGGCGGCATGGCGAAGCCGGTGAAACAGGAACCAGGCGGTCTCGTAGTTGGTGCCCAGCGTGCGGTGCAGTTCGTGGGCGCTGAAACCCTTCTTGCTAGACGCCATCAGTTGCGCGGCCAGCACCCACTTGGACAGTGAGACGTGCGAGCGTTCCATGACGGTGCCCATCGTCACGGTGAATGGCTTGCGGCAGTCCTTGCACTTGTAGAGACCGGGGCGCGTGGTGTTGCCGGCCATCTTGGTGATGCGGTCGCCGATGACGCCACAGAACGGACAGGTCGGGCCACGCGGCCAAAGCAGCGACTCTAGGTGCTCCCGCGCCTTGTCGTTGTCGTGATAGATGGGGTCCTGAATGTTGAAGGCTGGCATGATGTCCTCTTGGGCCTACGATCTTCTCAGGCTGGCTCGGGATTCGGTGGACCTTTCAGCACCAGATCGCGCACGCCTGACAGAATTGCGCAGACTTCGATCATGTCAGGACCAGCGGGGGCGGCCTCTTCCATCGTCAGAGTCACAAACTCAACCGCTTCCCCAAACTCCTCTTTCGGGAAGCTCCCACTCGCTGCCATCTTCTGCACGAGCATGATCGTCAAGGTGAGGTTGGCTAGAGCGATGGCCTTCGCGCTGTGGACTGCTGGATCGAATGGCATGACGCGAATTCCCGTGGCGAGAAGGTTCTTCTACGGGAATGGGTGTGGTATGTCAACCGGATAATTCCCTTCTTTAAAGTACGCTGTGCATCCGAATCGCTCCCTGGTTGGTGTCATGCCGCGACGCGTTCGCAATCCAGGCTCGGGAAAGCAACCCACGGGCCTGCCCGCTTCAGGTATTCCAGCCTTCGGCCAACCGGGGTGGGGCGGCCCCGCGAAGGGCGCCGGCAGAGGTGGCCCAGCGCGACCGCGAACCGGAGCGGACAGCCAAGCGTCCGGACGGATCGGATCGGACCCAGGCACGATGGAAGAACGCAAGGCCCTCGCGGCCAGCAAAGCCGATCGGCAAGAGCAACTCATCCAGCGACTGGGCGAAATCGCGCTCAACAGCACGAACGAGATGGCGGCTGTCGCGGCCTGCAACGGGGCGCTGGATCGGATTGTCGGCAAGCCCGCGCAGGTCAACACGAACCTGAATGTCAATGTCCTCGACGGCCTCCCTATCGACGAGAAGCGTGCTGTTATCGAAGCTCTCGATGCTCTCCGAGGAGACGCGGGCGGCGCTGCGGAGGGAGCTTCAGAAAAGCATCACTGAGGCCGAGGCTGGCCGGTTCATCGACACGCTCTACCCCGATACAGGGCCGCTTCGGCGAGAACTCTACGTCAAACACCTCGAATTCTGGCGGGCCGGCGCTGTTCACGACGAGGTTGCTTTCATCGCGGCGAATCGGTCTGGTAAGACGACGTGCGTCGCCTATGAGGACACCCTTCACCTGACTGGCGAGTACCCGCCGTGGTGGGAGGGAAGACGATTTGACCATCCAGTCACATGCTGGGCGTGCGGCACCGATGCGAAAGCGGTGCGCGAGAAGTTGCAGCCCGCGCTGATCGGACCAGCGGAGGCGCGCGGCACCGGAATGATCCCGCGGGATCGGCTTCTGCGCACGATGGCAAAGAGCGGAACAGCGGACGCGGTTGATTTTGCGTTGGTGCGCCACAAAAGCGGCGGCACGTCTCGGCTGGTGTTCAAGGCGTATGAGCAAGGTCGGGAGTCGTTCCAGTCCGCCGAGGTCGACGTGGTGCAGCTCGATGAAGAGCCGCCGATGGCGATCTACACCGAGGCGCTGACCCGGACGCTTTCGACGGTGCCGGGGCGCCGAAATGGCTGTGTTCGGTTCAGCTTTACGCCGCTGGAAGGGGTGAGCGAAGTGGTGCTTCAGTTCCTGCCAGGCGGCGGGTATCCTGGCACCGAGGAGCTTCGCAAGCGGGCCTGGGGCTGGTAGGGAGCGCGCGTCATCACACGGTATGTCGTGCAGGCAGGTTGGACTGATTCGCCGCACCTCTCGCCGGATCAGACAGAACAACTCGCGCGCTCCTACCCGCCAAACGAGCGCGATGCGCGAATGCGAGGGATCCCCTCGCTGGGTTCTGGCGCAATCTATCCGGTGCCGGAAAGCGACATCGTGGTTCCCCCGTTCAAGTTGCCGCACTATTGGAAGTTGGCCTATGGCCTCGATGTCGGCTGGAACCGCACCGCAGCGATCTGGGGCGCCGTCGATACCGAGACCGACACCGCCTATCTGGTGGCCGAACATTACCGAGGACAAGCCGAACCACCGATCCACGCCGAGGCGATCAAAGCTCGCGGCGCGTGGATTCCCGGTTTCATCGACCCAGCAGCCCGGGGTCGCGGGCAGAAGGACGGCGAGCAGCTTCTGGTGACGTACCGGGAGCTTGGGTTGCGGCTACAGCCGGCGGATAACGCCGTCTCGGCTGGCCTGTTGGCCGTGTGGACGCTATTGTCCGAGGGGCGGCTGAAAGTATTCAGCACCTTGGCCAACTGGCTGGCGGAGTATCGGATTTACCGGCGGGATGAGAAGGGCCATGTCGTGAAAGAGAACGACCACGCCCTCGACGCCACACGATATTTGGTGATGAGCGGCCTCGACCGCGCCGAGTTCCGGCCGCCTGAGTTGGTCCCCGGATCAGCGCGGCGGCGTGAGGCCGATTGGAACCCGCGCGACGCGCTCGACCGCGAGGGGTATGGACAAAATCGGTGACAAGGCACTGAAAAGCTGATATAAATCGGGCCTCCACGCCGGGTTGCAACGAGCGTGGAGGCCCTGACCACAAGGAAGGCTGCTTCCCGATGGCTGACGGTATGCTGCCCGAGATGTGCGTTGTAGCCAAGAGCTGCCCGGACTGCGGAGTGGTATGGCCATTAACGCGCGAGCATTGGAAGACCGAAAGCAAGTCGGGTCGACTGCGAACGGAACGTTGTCGGTTGTGCGCGAACCAACGCCAAAACGGCCCAGCGAGGGCGCGATATGCGCGCAACGCCGCGTCGGTTCTAGCAAAACGACGGGCAACGGCTGATCTCACGCGGGAGCATAAGAACGCGCAGGCGCGGTTACGATATTCCCAAACACCCAAGGAAACGCGATCGAGGAGGTTCAAGAAGACCTATCGCAGACGTAGTCTTGAGCAACGGCGGGCACTGAGTCGCGCGAAATATTTGAAGCTGAAGTTGGACGAGAAAAGGCTGCGCGGCTACAGACAGGCTGCTGATCGGAAGGCCCGGAGCGATCCAACAAAGAGGCTAAGCCGAGCTATCAGCGGTTCCATTCGGCAAGCCATCCGCGCCGGTAAAAATGGGCGCCGTTGGGAATCTATTGTCGGATACACATTGGATGCGTTGCGAATTCATCTTGAGCGGCAGTTTGTTCGCGGCATGACGTGGAAAAATTACGGCCATAGGTGGCACGTTGACCACATCCAACCCATTGCGTCGTTCAGTTTCACATCCGACCAGGACGCAGAATTCCAAGCCTGTTGGGCACTCTCGAATCTACGGCCGCTATGGAAAGAACTGAACATGCAAAAGAAGGCGACGCGGGAGTTTTTGGTTTGACCAGCTTCTGGCCCCGCGACCGGCGCACTTACAGCATATTCGGAGGCTCGGCCCCCGCCGCACCAGCACCACCACCCCCGCCCCCGACACCAGCATCCCCCGCGGTCTCGCAGGTTGGGTCCAGCGTGGCGCAGGAGGCTGCCGCGGCGGCTGGTGCCGGGTTTGGCGGGACTCTGCTGACGGGGGATAGTCCGGCGCCAAGCACGACCAACAAGACCCTTCTCGGAAACTAGGAATGGGCGCGATGATCGCGAACAAGACACTCACCTGTTCGCGGTGCGGCAAAACACTGAGCCTAGCGGCTGAGATCGACGACGAATTGTTGCGGGTCGCGGCTGACATGGAAACAGCAATCTCCTTGGCGACTGCGGCGCCAGCGATATCGAAGGGGCTACATGGCTGAGGCTGCGGCGGAGCGGCGCTATAATGGTGGTCTAGACCCCAACCATCCGTTCTATTTCGATTCTTCACCAAGTCTTTTGGCGCAACAGCCTGCGAACGATGACAATCGGCAGCTGGTCGCGCCATCCTGGTTAGGGTGGCCCAACCTGTTCCGCCACCTGGAGGCGAGACTGGCGGCTGAGAAGACCTGGCGCCTGTCCTGGTGGCGGCACTGGGGAGATATAGCCCGTTTTGAACTTCCCCGAAGATACCACGGGTTCATCACCGAGAACGACTACCAAAAAGGCATCCGCAAAGACGGCGCGATCCTCGACAACACCGCGACGCTGGACGGGGAGACCTGCGCCGGCGGCATCATGACGGTGTGCACCGACCCCGACCGGGAATGGATCAAGCTTGGTCCGCCAGCGGGGGTTGAGATCGACCGCCCAGGCCAGATGTTCTTCGACGACCTGACCAAGAACCTGCGGTTCGTCCAGGACGAGACCAATTTCTACGAGTCCCTGAACCAGTACTACGAGGACCTGACGTTCTTCGGGACTGGCGTGGTGATCGACTACGAGGACTGGGAGAACATCTTTGTCTGCCGCAACCCATGCGCCGGCGAGTTCTGTCTAGCGTCGGGTGCTGATAACGAGGACCAGTCGCTGTTCGTCGAGGAACGACGGACCGTTGCCCAGATCGTCGAGATGTTCGGCCTGGAGAACTGCCCCGACACCATCAAAGGGGCTTGGGCGCTCAAGGGCGGGTCGCTCGAACAGGAATACGTGGTCGGGCACGCGATCGAGCCGAATTTCGCGATCAGCGACGACAACGGCTCCTCGTTGGGCCAGTTGCCGGGCCAATTCACGTGGCGCGAGGTCTACTGGATCGTCGGGAAGGCCGGCACGGCACCGCTGAGCATCGCGGGCTTCAAGGAAAAGCCGTTCGCCGCCTCGCAATGGCACCGGGTATCGAACGACCCCTACGGGCACGGGCCGGGGTCGACCACGCTCGGTGACAGCATCGAGCTGCAGATCCTGACGGCACGGCAAGCCGAGTTGGTCGAGAAGGTTGTCCGGCCGCCCATGACGGCCCCGGTGTCGCTCAAGAACGAACCGCACTCGATCAAGCCGGACCAGACCACGTATTACGACGCCGTGACGGGCGCGCCGCAGTTCAAGCCGATCTTTGAGGTAAACCCGCAAGCCCTGTCGGCCATCACGGCGGCGATCGAGGCGGTGCAAGGCCGCATCCATCGTGGGATGCACGCCGACCTGTTTCGCATGATCCAGGAGTTGTCGGAACGCCAGACCGGCAACGACGTGACGGCGACGCAGATCGATGCGTTGCGCGAGGAACGGTTGATGCAGCTCGGGCCGGTGATCGGCCGGGTGTATCGGTACGGGATCAGGCCGCGGATCAACCGGCAGCTCGCGATCATGCGGCGCCGTGGGTTGTGGCCCAGGATTCCGCAGTCGCTTCGGGCCGTGCCGTTGCAGGTCGAGTTCATCTCGATGCTGACGCTGGCGCAGAGAGCCGGCGCGGTTGGATCGATCGAGCGGACGTTTTCGTTCGGGCAGGCCATTTACGCGGAGTTCCCGGAGAGCAAGGACGTGCTCGACCCGGATGAGGCGATGCGCGAGGTTGCCTCGCTGCGTGGCGCACCATCCCGGATCGTGCGGGCCGCCACGGATGTGAAGAAGATACGCGCCGCCAGGCTGAAGGCGCAGCAGACCGCGCAGGCCGGCCAGACCGCTCTGGCGGCTGTGCAGGGGGCGAAGACGCTGGGCGATACTTCGATGTCCCGGGACAACGCGTTGGGTGCAATGGTGCAGGGGCAGCAGTAATGCGTAGATGCCGCCGCAAGGTCCGCTGGGACCCGCTGAAGGACTGGGACGGGATCGCCTACCACCACGACGGCGTGACGCCGATCGATGACGTGAAGGCGAACATCCTGGATTTCGAGATGGAAGTGTTCGACGCACTTTCCCGGAAGGCTCGGGACAAGTTGAACGAGGACGGCGGGATGGCATTGGTGGTGGCGGGGTTTGCGTAAGTGAGCCGCGAGTCCGAATTCCTAACCCGCCACAAGGAAGACTTGAGGCTGGCCGCCGAACTGTGCCGGGAACTCCAGAAGCAGCACATCCAGGTCACGCCGCGGCAGGCGCGATACCTCCGCCTGCTGGCGATCTGCCGCCGGCTTGAAGGCTCGGCCCGTCAGATGGCGCATGAGCGTGGCGACGACTTCACGTGGCTCCAGGTCGGCCACCACTACCACAAGGTCGGCGAGATGGTGACCAAGCTGCGCCACGAGGCGAAGTGGCTGAAGTTCGGCCCTCTGGCTGACGTGTTCGAGGCCGGGATCGCGAAGATCGATCGGCTGGCGACCGCGGCGACGGGCGTGACGAGCAGGAGCACATCGCCGCTGCTGATCCTGCCTCGGTTCTTGCAGCCGAAGGTGACGCCTGGGGGGATTATCATTCCGTGATGACATTCCTGGCCGGAAGTGCGGTCGGGCTCACCATCGGTGTCGGCGTGGTCATGTGGCTGCTGCGAGGCGTGGTCTCCAGCGCGATAGGACGCGGGCTGCACTGGTGATCCGGTGAGCGACGACCCCAGCCTGATCGGCCGCATGGCGGTTGCCGAGGCCGCGATCGAGGAGACGCTTGATCCTGGCGCCGCGGCAAGGCGTGAGGAAGCCGCTCGGGAGCACGACCGAACCAAGGAACGCCGGCGAGCCTTCCTGATCCAGATGATGCAGCATCCGGAGGGGCGGCTGTGGCTCAGGGAAGTGCTGGAGCGGTTCCACACCTTCGAGCTTCGGCTAGCTACGACGCCCGGTGGAATGCGCGATGACGTCGGCACGATGATGTTGATGAAAGAGCAGGCTTGCGGCTGGTGGCTGTGGGAGCAGTTGGACGAGGCTGATCCGGTGGTCGCTTCGAGAGTGAGGCGGGGGGCGTAGGCCCACGGTCTACCCGGGTTCAACGGGCTGTCCCCTCCCGGTCGCTCGGGGATGTCTACGCGGCGTCACCGTGGGCCAACTCGCCGGGGAAGCGTGAGTATCACCAGACTCGATCCACCGCTACCCCTCGCGGTGTTTCACGACGATCATTGGGTCAAGGCGCACGCCTACTTCCTGATCGACCTCGGGTTAGACCACGACCTGCAATGGGTCTGCTTTCTCGATGCCAGCGGGGAATGCTGGACGATCCGCAATCCGAATGTCCGGCTGCGGGAGAATGTGACTATGGGGCGGACAGCCTTACCGGAATACCGCGAAACGTCACCGACTCATCCGCCCGGACAAAGGTAACGCGGTGCGTCTTGCCGCCGGTCTGCTGCCAGTAGGTCCCGGCGGGCGGCCCGGGACCAGTAACTGCGCCGCTCGAAAGTTGGCTTCCCGAGCCAGCCGTTCGTATGGCCCCAACATCGCGGCGAACGGGCCGCCGTCCCACGCTTCACGCACCGCGATCATCTCGCGCTCGGAAATGACGAACCGCCTGTTCACGACACCCACCCGTACTCGAGGTAGGCGCGGTCGTCGGCTTCGCGATCCCGAAGGATTTGGCCCTCGATCTCGTCCCACCCTGGCGGAGTCTGGGCAGTCATCAGGTCAAGCATCCGCTCATAGTCCGGTCCGCATCGCCCCGCGAACTGCTGCTCGTAAGTCATGACCACCATCCGAGGTTGAATGTCAGACACCAATCCTACCGCCGCCGCACCGCCTGCGCCAGCACCGAGTGAGGCCGCACCCGTTGCTGCTGCGCCCGTTGCGCAGCCGCCGACATCGGTCGTTGTACCCGCTGCGGCACCGCCAGAACCAACACCGGCCGCCACGCCAGAGCCGACTCCCGTAGCAGAACCTGGCGCCGAACCCGCCGCACCAGAACCAACACCAGAGGCAGCCGCGCCCACCGAGGCGCCTGCCGAACCTGCCGCGCCAGAGCCAGCAGCGCCGGCCTACACCGAGTTCAAGCTGCCCGAGGGCGTCTCGATCCTCCCGGCAAAGATGGCCGAGGCGACGAGCGTGCTCGCCAAATACGGCGTCCCCCAGGAAGAAGCGCAAGAACTGGTCACCCTGCACGCCGCCGCGCTGCAAAGCGCCGTGGAGAACTACGGCAGAACCGCAACCGACTTCTGGAACAACAAGGCCAAGGAGTGGGTGGCTGAGGTCAAGGCCGACCCGAACATCGGCGGCAATCGTTTCGACACCTCGATCCGCCGCGCCCGCGCCGTCTGGACCGAAGTCCTGCCGAACGACGCCGACCGCACCCGCCTTTTTGGCGATCTGACCGACACGAAGATGGGCGATCACCCGGTCCTGGCGCGAGCCTTGTCCGAGGTGGGGCGTCGTTTCGAGCAAGTCCTGGCAGCTACCGGCACCACGACGTGGGCCGACGCCATGAAGAAACTCCGCGAGCCTGGCGCTCCGCCTCCAGGCACCCCAGCCCGCGCCCCGGGCGCCAACGCTCGACCAGCAGACCGCCGTTACAACGGCGCCCGAACCTGAAGGAGAATTGATCCATGGCCACCGGCCAATATCTGACGCTGGTCGACCTCGCGCGGCGCACCGATCCCGATGGGGATGCGGCCGACATCGCCGAACTGCTGTCCCAGGCCAATGAGATCTACGACGATCTTGTCTGGAAGGAGGGCAACACCAACACCGGCCACGTCTACACGATGCGGACCTCCATCCCGAAGGGTTGGTGGCGCTTCATCGGCCAGGGTGTGCCGGGCAGCAAGTCCACCACCGCCCAGGGCCGCACCAACTGCGGCGATCTGGAAATGAACAGCACCATCGACCTGAAGTTGTGCGAGATGGCGCCGGATCAGAACCAGTTCCGCTACGACGAGGACAACGCGATCCTCGAAGGCGCGTCCCAGACCGTCGCCGGGCAGTTCTTCTACGGCAACGGCCAGACCAACCCGGCCAGCTTCACCGGCCTGTCCAACTACTACAACACGCTGGAGACCAGCACAGCGGCGAACGCGGCCAACGTGTTCAATGGTGGTGGCACCGCAAGCAACAACGCCTCCATCTGGCTGATCGGCTGGTCGCCCCGCAGCATCTACGGCGTGTTCCCGCGCGGCATGAAGGCCGGCGTCGAACTGACCCCGATGGATGGCGTCGAGCTGGCCTACGACTCGCTCGGCAATCCGTACCGCGCCAGGTTGACATGGTTCCGCCAGATGGCCGGCCTCTGCGTCGAGGACTGGCGCTGGGGCGTCCGCATCTGCAACCTCGACGTGACCAACGCCGCCGCGGGTGGTCTCGCCGGGCCGAACGCCTACGACATCTTCGCCGGGCTTTCCAAGGCCGTGCTGCGGCTGCCGAAGATGGCGCGCGGGGATTCGGGCATCACCGAGACGGATGCGCGCAACGAGAAGGGCATGACCGTGCGGCCGGCGATCTACATGAACCGGCAGTTGCGTGGTTTTGGCGACATCCAGGCGATACGAGATCGAAATGTTTTGTTGGGGCCAAAAGACTATGCGGGAGAGCCGGTTACCTCTTTTCGGTCCATCCCTATCCGCTGTCAAGACCAGTTGGTCTCAACTGAAGCAACGGTGACTTAAAGCAATCGGCCAATACTTCGCGCCCAAGTAATAGGGTCTTTGTCGGACTTCTTTCTATTGCAAGGGACGCAAAGTAACTGGCTGTTGTGGCGAGTGCTCGGGCCGCGCTTGCTGACCGGCATGATGTGGTCTACTTCCATCTTGCGGCCCTTCACTCCACATCCGGCGCACTTTCCCTTCTGGCGATCATAAAGCCAGCGGATGTCGGCTGCGGTGAGTTTGCCGCCATTCTCTGTCACTTTTGCGCGCCTGTTGGCAGCACCCGCCCTCGCGATGATGCGGGCTTTGTCTGGATTGGCTTTCCTC